GATCTATTAAAACTTGGTGGAGAAAAAAGATATGCTACATTTTTATTTACAGATGTCAGAGGCTTTACTTCTTTATCAGAAAAACTAGAGCCAGAAGAAGTAACTGAAATAATGAACAAAGTTTTAACAATTCAAGCAAATGCCGTAAAATTTTATGATGGTATGGTAGATAAATATATTGGTGACGCTATGATGGCTATCTTTAATGCACCTATAAACTTAGAAAATCATCAAGATTGTGCAGTTCTTTGTGCTAAAGAAATACAAGACAAAGTAAAAGAATCTGGTTTGGGAATAGAAATAGGTGTTGGTGTAAACACTGGTTTTTCTGTTATAGGAAACATGGGTTCAGATACTAGGTTTGATTATACTGCAATAGGTGACTGCGTAAATATAGCAGCTCGACTTGAGTCTGGTACAAAAGAAGCTGGTGTTGATATACTTATAGGAGAAGAGACTGCCAAAAAATGTAGTTTTGAGTTAAAATCTTTAGAAGCAATTAAAGTTAAAGGTAAAGAAAAATCTTTAAACGTATATACAATTTGAGGAAAGATATGGCAACAGCAAAAGATGCCCTTACTGCAATAGAATCTCATGAAAGAGAATGCAAAGCATTATACAAAAGTATTGATAGAAGACTAGAAGACGGTACAAAGCGTTTTGATAAGCTAGAGAATATGATATGGGCTGTGTATCCATTCATACTAGTATCAATAGTTTTGTCCCAGGTTATTAGTTAATGTCTAAAGTATTGATAGGAATAATAGTAGTTATGGGACTAGCTACTTATTTATTATGGAACGAAAACTCTAAACTATCTGCTCTCAATCAAGCGTTTGAGCTAAGAGATCAAGAACAAAAACTAGCAATAGAATCATTACAAAATGATTTTGCCACACAAACAGAAGGCTTGTTACAAATACAATCACGCAATCAAGAGATAGAACAAGAGATGTCAAGATACCTTGACATATTTAAACGACATGATTTAACTAGGTTGGCCGCAGCTAAACCAGGTTTAATAGAACCAAGAGTAAATAAAGGAACTAAAAATGTATTTGATAGCATTGAAGAAGATAGTCGTAGCATCGACAGTCTTGATGATGGCTTGCAGTTGCAGTCTGATACCAAGTAAACAACAGGTAGAAGTTATATCTAAGCCTATAGAAAGAAATATAGTTCAACCTATAATGCCTAGAGAAATAGATCTTAAAGATCCTTACTGGTATGTAGTATCAGATAAAAATTTAGAAGAGTTCCTAACAAGAGTTGAGAAAGATCAAGGTCAAGTGGTATTCTTAGCTATGTCTGTGCCTGACTACGAACTCATGGCATATAATATGCAAGAACTTAAGAGGTATATAAATGAACTTAAAGAAGTTGTTGTCTATTATAAGACAGTCACTACAAAAGAAACGGAGTAAAAGTATGAACATATCGCAAGAAGGATTGTCATTAATTAAAAAGTTTGAAGGCTGTGAATTAGAAGCATACAAATGTGCAGCAGGAGTTTGGACAAAAGGATATGGTTCAACTAAAAATGTTAAAGAAGGCGACACTCTTACTCAAGAAGAAGCAGATGAGTTATTACTACATGAGATGGATGAGTATGAGGGTTATATAAAAGACAATGTAACTTCTGATCTTGATCAAAATCAATTTGATGCTTTGGTAAGTTGGGTATTTAATCTAGGGCCTTCTAATTTAAAAGCATCTACTATGCTTAAAGTAGTAAACGCAGGTGATATGAAAGAAGTTCCAGCACAAATTAAAAGATGGAATAAAGCCAACGGGAAAACTTTACAAGGGCTTATTAGAAGACGAGAAGCAGAAGCTTTATTGTTTGAAGGTAAGGAGTGGCACGAGGTTTAATATGCCGTTAACTAAATTACAATTTACTCCAGGCATCAACAAAGAGATGACTGATCTTATGGATAAGGGCGGATGGTCTGATGGTAATTTAGTTAGGTTTAGAAAAGGATTGCCAGAAAAAATAGGGGGTTGGACTAAAGCAGTTACTGACTCTTACCTAGGAACAGGTAGAGCTTTAACTGCTTGGGTCGACTTAGATTACACAAAATATATAGGACTAGGAACAACCTTTAAATACTATGTTAACGCTGGATCAGATTACTTTGATGTAACACCTATTAGAGCTACAACTACTAACGGTATTGTTTTCGCCGCAACCAATGGGAGTACAACCATTACAGCAACAGATAATGCTCACGGTGCTGTAGTAAATGATTTTGTTACTATATCTGGTGCTGCTAGTTTAGGAGGCTTAATAACTGCAGCTGTATTAAACCAAGAATATCAAGTTACTGCTGTACCAAGTGCAGATACATTTACCTTTACAGCAACAGCTACAGCAAACTCTAGTGATACTGGTAATGGTGGTTCAGGTGCTGATGCGGCCTATCAAATAAATGTAGGGCTAGATGTATATGTGCCATCAACAGGTTGGGGTGCAGGAACATGGGGTGCAGGTACTTGGGGATCTGCTAGTGCCTTATCACAAACAGGACAGCTAAGGCTTTGGTCACATGATGCTTTTGGTGAAGATCTTATTTTTAATCCTAGAGCTGGAGGTATTTATTATTGGGATGAGTCTGGTGGTACATCTAGTAGAGCTGTAGCTATTGATACTTTAAGTGGTGCTAACCTTGCACCAACACTAGGTTTACAAATCATAGTAAGTGATATTGACAGGCATGTTATTGTTTTAGGTGCAGACCCTATAGTGGGCAGTGCTAGATCAGGTGCTATAGATCCATTGCTTATAGCTTTTTCAGATCAAGAAAGTGCTACAAACTGGGAGCCAACAGCTACTAATACAGCAGGATCACTAAGACTGTCATCTGGATCACAGATAGTTGGTGGTCTAAGATCAAGACAAGAAATTCTTATTTGGACTGATACTTCTTTATATAGTATGCAGTTTATTGGTGCTCCGTTTACTTTTGGAATAAACCTAGTTAATGAAAACGTAGGACTTATATCTCCTAATGGCATGATTAATGCACCCGATGGCGTTTACTGGATGGCTAGAGATGGATTCTATACTTACTCAGGAGCTGTCAAAAGATTAGTATGTAGCGTATTAAACTATGTATTAGATGATATTAATAATACTCAGTCATTTAAAACATTAGCCTTTACTAACAGAGAATTTAATGAAGTTGGTTGGTTCTATGTATCATCCTCTTCTGAAGAGATAGATAGCTATGTAACTTACAACTACCTAGAAGGTGCTTGGAGTATAGGTAAGCTTTCAAGAACAGCTTGGATGGACGATGGTGTATTTGAAAAACCTAGAGCTACAGGTAAAGATAGTGATGGTGACGGATATTTATACACTCATGAACTTACTGATGATGATGACGGAGCACCTATGGATAATGTATTTATAGAGTCTGGTGACATAGATATAGAAGAGGGCAATCAGTTAGCATTTATAGGAAGAATTATTCCAGATGTTAAGTTCTTTGGCAACACGCCTACAGATGGTCAAATTAATTTTGTATTAAAAACTCGTAACTTTCCTGGCGACAGTTTAACAACTAACTCAACTAGCAATATTACAAGCACTACTCAACAAGCCTTTACACGTGCTAGGGGCAGACAGCTTGTACTTAGAATACAGTCAGATGATGATGCAGATACAGGAGCAAGAACTGGATTTAGATGGAGACTAGGAGCAAATAGGATTGACGTTAGAACTGACGGCAGAAGGTAATGGCCAAGCTTCTTGCAACTAGATTACCGCAGGCAGGCAATGAAGTTGATGCTAATGTATTCAACAGACTTATTAGAATACTAGAATTAAACTTAGGATCATTCGATCCAAACTCTACGCCACAGTTTAATGATTCTCAAATTTCTACTTTAGCTTTTAACGCAGGTGATGTAATATGGAATACATCTATTGGTGTTTTACAAGTATATATAGGCAACCAATGGATACAGTTACACACTCCGAAGGATCCACAAGGCTTCGAGATGGCTGCATCATTAGGATCTGTTTCCGTACAAACAGGCGGCGACATATCAATTAACGTGACCACTTCTTATGAAGGCTGGAATGTAGAAAAATGGTACACTTAAAACAATATTGTATATAATTTAATTATGAAGAAAATATCAGAAGGTAATAAAGGAATACAAGCACTAGCAAAGAAGAATCCTTCTTTGGTTGAAGACAAGTTTGGCTACGATGTACTAGGATATATGAATGGCGGTATGCCAATGCAATATATGCAAAGCGGTGGTATGCCTTTTGATCCATCAACTCTTATGAACCTTGGTAATTCAATGCCTCAGCCTGGGCCAATGACACGTGGTTCTTCCATAGGTTCTGCAAATATAAATATACCAAGTAATATACCAGGAAATCCTAGAGGATTAGAATCAATCTTGTCAGGAGATATGACAGGTGGAGATCCATATAATGTAATGGATCCAAACTTTAAGTTTGATCCAGACTTGTCAGTAAAATACGATGAAGACAATCCTTATGACATGGATAAATCTGCTTTTGATAATTATATGGAAAACACAAGAACAGTAGAAGATGATGCTAGAGACGACTTAGAAAAATCAGTAGAGACAGCTAAACAAGAAGCTAAACAAGACAGAAGAAATAGAATAATGCAAGGCTTAGGTTCTTTGGGCGAGATAGAAAGTATGATGGGCGATACTCCAAAAATGACAGAAGGTTATTCTATAGGCGGAACAGGAGCAACAAAAGTTGGTATACAAAGATTTCAAAGAGGCGGTATGGCTGGAGAGGTCGGAGAAAATTACGAAGAAGAATATATCTACGGTGATGACTTTGATGAATTTGGCCCAGGCGGTTTTGATATTAATGAATATATTAGAAATGTATTAGGTGGAAATATGGGAACAGGAGGCATAGGTGGTTACAAACCTCCAACAGAAGAAGAGCTTGCTGAACAAAGAGCAGCTAGAATATCTGCGGGCTATGGAGGAACAGGCAGTATAGGAGGTGGTATTGGAAGTGGTTATAGCGATACTAGACCTGGTGCTTCTATATCTATAGATGCTAGAGATGAAACACCAGATGCTTACAGATTCTATCCTAGTGAAGTATCAAAACTTTACTCACAAATGAAAGGTGTACCTTTCTCACCATTAGTAGCACCTCCTAAAGAAGCTACATTTATAGACAGTATGCAACCTAGAAGAATTAAGAGTCAACTCTATGCAGCTGATGGTAAGTTTGTAGATAGAAGCGAATTAATTACAGGCCCAGGTGGAGAGCGTGGCGACAAGATACCAGCTATGTTAAGCGATGGTGAGTTTGTTGTTAATGCTAAAGCTGTTAGAGGTATGGGTGTAGCAGCAGGTGCTGATCCGCAAGACGAATATCAACAACGCTTAGAGGGTGCACGTCAAATGTATGCCTTACAAAAAGAAGGTGAACAAATGATGAGGAAATACAGATAATGGGAATATTTGATAGCAAAACAAAACAAGCACCACCAGCAGATGTAATAACAACTCCAGAAACAGGCTATTCTTTTATATCTCCTTACATGGAGGACTACTCAAGAAGGCTTCTTGGTTCTTACTTTGGTTCACCTGGCGAATACGAAGGGTTAATATCTCAAGCTAGAGATATACCTATAGAACAAACAGCAGGGCTAACTCCACTACAAATACAAGCACGTCAAGCAGCTGGTGGATTAGGAGACTTTTCTGCATACACAGAAGATGCTGGTAGATTATACGGCAGACAAGAAGATGCACTAGATCAAGCTATGGGATTTGTACCAAAAGCTCAAGCTGGTATTCAAGAAGGCATGGGCTTTCAAAGAGAAGGATCTGATCTAGCAAGAGGTGCTGGAAGATTCTCAGATGCAGCAGAAAGAATGATAGGTACAGGAGCTGAGACTGTAGCAGGTGGTATAGGTGCATTACAAAGAGCAGAACAAAGTGCAATGGGTGCTACTCAAATGTTTGATCCTAGAAGTGCAGCGGCTTTTAATAATCCGTTTGAAGATCAAGTAGTACAACAAACATTACAAGATATA